ACATTAAATGAAGAAGAAGAAAAAAAATAACTGGGTTACAACAACATCTTACAACATCCCTATAAAGTTCGTCTTTGTAGGGATATTGTTAATATCCTGTATTGGATGTGATGGTGGTTGGTCTGTTGCTGGCTGGGAGGTGAAGTGAATGAAAAACCTCAAACCGCTAGGTCTTACAGGACTAATGTTATTGATGATAACGCTGTTATTAGCATCAACCTTAAATGGATGGCTCAAATTATTGTATTGTGCTCTGGTCTTGTATGGGGTTACTACCGCATTGAAACAAGAATTGCAAAACTTGAAGAAGGGATGTTGGAGGCGAATAATGAAATTCGCAGCCTCCTTGCTAAACATGAGTTGGAAGAATCTGCACAACTAGAAGAATTGGAAAGTAAATTAAAGTTCTATGAAAAAGAACTTAATATTAACCCTCTGTCTTGGAGAAAAAGGAAAAAGAAATAATGGATTTTATAGCTTTATATGGCGAAGCGGGAATGATTGGGGTTGTTGGTGCTATGTTTGTATATTTAGTTATCTCTTTATCTAATAAATCTGCAAAACAACAAGAAGTATTAGAAAATTTAAAAGTAGAAAACAAAGGACAGAGTGAAACTTTAGAGAATATGGAGGGTATGATTATTAAATTAATAAACAGATGGAACTCTTCCGATGATAAACTTGACAGAAAGTTTGACGCATTAACAAAAGAAATAAATGATTTAGATAACCAAGTATCAGAAGTAAAAGGTAGTTTAAGTAGAATTAATGGGAGACATTAATGGATAGTTTGAAAGTAAGTGGTATCAGCACAAGCTTAGGTATAGTTTATTATACAGATATTATTTCAGGGATATTAATGTGTTGTATGTTTGCGGTTAATATTTATTATTTATATTTAAAAACAAAAAAACTAAAGGAGTCGTAAATGAAAAAGTTTGCAAAAAAAATCATTGGCATGTTTATAAAGGAAATGATGGAAAAAATTCAATCAGATGCTTTTGAAACAAAATTAGCTCAAAAATTAGCATTAGCAACTAATTTACCAAAAATGAGTGAAGCCGAAGAAATTAAATTTTATAAAAATATTATAGATGCAACAACAGATACAGTTGCTGAAGTAATGGGTGGGGAGGCAGATTGAAATGACAAACATAATAGTAACCTTACTCACAACCTCATGTTTGCATGGGTCAATCCCAGATATGATTGAACATCCCGAAAGATATTCTGATTTTTCTTACGCTTTATATGGTGACGTAAAAAAGAAAAAGAAAAAAGGTAAGAAGATTGGAGGCTCAAAAGGTAAAAAATCTAAGAAAGGGTTTTTTTCTAAAATATTTGGAAGTAAATAATATTTATGGCTAAAGATTTATTAGTAGTGAGAGATTGGTCTGGTGGTATGAACAATAGAAGAGACCCTAGAGACTTATCTGAAAACGAATATTCTTATATTAGGAATATGTCTATAGATGCTATTGGTAAAATAAAATCTGCCGGTGGTTTATATGACCATAAAGAGGGTGCAGATGGTACGACAGATTTATCTGAATATATAGTTGAGTGTACAAATGGTGTTACTTCTACTACAGGTGGATACAATCTCTTCTACTTTGAATCTGACCATAGTAAAGACCCAGAGCAATCAATAATATATACAAGAACTACGACAGCTTTGCAAATAGGTAATAGCGTTGGTAATATTAAATTTACAAATGTTGAAACTAATCCAGATTTGTCTGGAGTTACTATTGCTCCAGAACTTGTAGGTAATTAATGGCTAACTTACCTTCAAGTCACTATATGACATTGGTTGGTGGTGCTAATGCTATTAATAGCGATATATATACTAGCAATAGAATAGTTGCTGGAGATACAATTCGTATATCTGGAACTGATAGTAACAATGGGATATTCTTAGTAACAGAAGTTGTTAATTCTTTAAATACAGCTAGCGGTATAGGAACTTCTTTTACTGATAATACTTGCGATACAACAAGTGGAAACACAACAATTCAACATGATGCTAATAGTCAAATTATAGCTGGTCTTTCTGTTTCTGGTTCTGGAATACCGGCTGGTAGTCACATAGCTTCTATTACAAACTCAACATCTTTTGTTCTTAGTAAAACACCAACTGGAAGTGCAACTAACGTGACTTTAACTTTTGCAGATATGGATATATATTATGTGTTAAAAGGAACCCCTTTGGTCAATGAGAGCACTACAGGTTCTTTTACTCCAGCTATAAATGTGGCAAGGGCACCCGGTGATAAGTTAATAGCATTAGGAAACCCAGACGATACTGCTGGTGTTGCTGTATGGTCAAACAATGCAACTACTAGCTATAGCACTAAAGATAATGGATGGACAGCAAGTGCAATAAATCCTACTTTAACAGGTGATAATGCTAGATACATATATCATTTTGTAGACGAAGCGTTAAGAACTTGCAATACAAACAATTCTAATAAACACAGAACAAAATGGTTTGGTTTTATACAAAGAAAACAATTTCAACTATCTTCTGCATTATCTTTTGCAGAATGGCAAGAACACCCTAATAATTTAAATCCACCCAAAATGGCTGGTGCTTTTAGCTATAGCTTTGGAGGTGCTAATCATACGATTGCAACAGCAGCAAACTATTATCAAAACAACAGAGGTCTTGCTATTCAAAAGAAAGCAGATGTAAGTGGTTCTTTAACAGGATTAAGACTTCAAGGGGCACATAACGCAACAACAAATAGTTTTATATTTGAAACAACAGCAGATGAACTTGCTAATGACCAAGCAACTGTAGGAGAAGTTATATCAATAGATACTGCTTTAGGTTCCTCCCCAACAGAATTTTTATTTTGCAAAAAAGAATCAGATGGTACAGGTAGTGCGGTTACATATCAAAGAGATTATGGTCGTTTAAATAGTGCATTGTCATATAGCAACCATGATGGAAATATTTTGGAACGAGGTGTTGGATGGAATTTAGCAGTTACCTCTGGTGCTGATTTTGGAACTTGGGCATCTGAAACATACGAGTTTTATCAAACATTTATTTATGATGGAGTTCAAGAGTCTTTACCTGTTCCTATAGGTGATGGAGGGTCAACTATTGCAAGATACACCTTAGATTTTACAGCTCAAATAGATAAATCAATGCGAGTTTCTGTTTATGCTGATTTAGCTTACAATGCAAGAGTAAGTGGTGGAAGAATATATACTAGAAAAGCAGAGACTAATGATGATTTAATTTTGTTAGCAGATATAGATATAGTTAAGGGGGTAAGAACAACGCTTGATGGAGACCATAAACCTTGGGTATATCAAGATGGTAAAGGATATGCTGTTATAGGAGATGCAGCCGGAAATGCGATAAGTCCTAATTTAGATACCTATACGTCAATAAATGGTTTTTCTCCAGATGTAGATTTTATATCAATAGGTGGTATTAATGAAGGTTATCAATCTTCTGTTGTTGCTAATAGAAGAACTTTTATAGCAAATGTTAGATTAAAAGGTCAATCTGGAGATGTTGTAAAGTATGGTGACAGGATTATGTATAGTGAAATAAACAAGTTTGATACTTTTTTAAACTTTAACTATATAGATGTATCATCTGGTGATTATGGAGAATATACTGCATTAGAATCTTATGCAGATAGATTGCTTGCTTTTAAAAACAATTTAGTCCATGTAATTAATATTACCAGTCCTAGTGTTTCTAACTGGTATTTAGAAGATACAATAAAATATTATGGAGTTGAATATCCATATAGTGTTACAAAAACAAAATATGGAATAGCTTGGGTTTCTGATAATGGATGTTATTTATATGATGGTCAATCAACAAAAAATTTAACAGAAAGAAAAATGGCTGTATCAGAAGCTTCTTATCAAGAATCTAATGTTAGTTGGTCTACTTGGTTTAGAGGCTCTGCCGTACAAAAAGATGTTCAGATTGGTTATGATGCTACGAACAATTCTTTGATTATGTTTAGAAGTCCTAAGAACGCAAGTGATAATTCTAATCAAGCTTGGATATATGATTTTGATAATCGCTCTTGGGTATTTAATGATAACTTATTTACAGATAGTTCTTTATATACTAATTTTATAAGTGATTGGAATAATAATTTAACAATAGGTCTTGACAATGGTTCTGATGTAGAATTTTATAAATACATACCTGTATTAACATCGCAAGACAATCAAGAGTTTGTTACAAAAGATATTGATTTTGGAAGTCCGGGTTTAGTTAAAAAAGTTTATGCTATTTATGTAACTTATAAATCTAATGGTGCTCAAACTACACCTTTTAAGTTTTCTGTTGATGGTAAACAAAATTTTAGCGGTGATGGTGGAGGAACATTTACAGGTAACTTTGCAAACACATCTAATAAATGGGATGTAGTAACACTTACACCTTCTTCTGTTATTTCTTGTCAAAGTTTACAAATAAAATTTGAACATCCTAGTGCTGGCATATATGAAATAAACGATATGAGTATTGAGTATAGATTATTACGAACAAAAAAGGTTTCTTAATGCCAGAAAATAGAATAGTAAGAACATTAATAAACACAAAACAAAGTTCATTAGAATATTCTGGTAAGCCTTCAATAAATTCAATGGTTGATGGTCAAACTGCAATAGAAAGAAAACCAAATGGACAATTAGCTTTGTATAAAAAAAAATTTGGTAAACTTTGGAAATCTTTTATGTCTGCTAATGGAGACCAATATGTTGAAAAAGATTTAATTGTTTCTGGAAACCTAACTGTTAATAAAAATTTTTATCAAGGATATAATCAAATTAAAATATTTCCAACTGACTTTTTAGGTAATGATGATTCAGCAAGAATGTTACAGGTCGTTGACAATGGTGGTAGTATTGTTGCTAATAACGCAGACCTTGAAGCTTATGCAAGTTATGAAATACCAAGAGGGCACACAGCTATTTCGTTTTATCTTTATGGTAGCGACACAAACAACTCAGTAGCTGCTTATAAAGGTAGTATTGATAGTGCAACAACTGCCTCTCTTGGCACAGGCACAATAGGAGGAGAAGTTTCTATTAATTTTACTTCTTCTTCAACACAACATTTAATTATATATTGGGCACCAACTGCTACAGATGATGAACTTTATGGCGGTTATATAGGATTAAAAAAACGTTAAAAGATATTATGTATAGTTTAGTATATTTAAAGGAGATATTATGAATACTCC